AGGGAAATCACTATTGTCACTGTCTGCAGCTGAAGAAGATACTATAGATTGTAAATCATAGTCTTGTTGCCCAGAGACAGTTGCAAAAGAGGCTGAATATACGGGCACATTACCGCCAACGCCTGCTTCGAAAGCTACCCCATCTGCGACACGTCTTGCGTACGCAAACTCAAATCTAGGATACCTTAAGGCAACACCGGTGCCACTTAAAGAACTCTTAAAATCACTTGTCTTTAATTCGCCATTATGGTCAAATGTGCCTGTTGCGGTACCCAAAATGTCTGATAAAACATTTTTTGCTTGATGTGTATTAATAATATATGAATATTCTAGAACGGCAGCTTCGTAATCTGAGTATACGTTATGCTCTGTGATTTCTAAATCTAATATATCACCACCGAGTCTTTTATAAGTGTAAGCGACTTGAGCTACTGCTCCAGTAATAAAATCATTTTCGCTATTATATATACCAAATGGTAACGAACCAGTAACATTACCGCCGTCTGTTCCAAATGTTCCTGTTACCGGCAATACAACTGCACTGGCGCTTGACTCTGGTGTCAATGTTGGAAATGACATACATTAAACCCTCCAATACTATAAATAGGGAGGTGAGGCAATAAAAGAAATAACATTATTAAGCTGTTTTCTTTGTCCGTTTGCGTCTTGTGGTTTTTGGCTTGGCTTTAGCTTTGGTTTGAGTTGTGGGTTTTGCCTTAGCTGTTGTCTTTTTTCTCGTTGTCCTTTTTAATTTAGGCTTTGGAGTTTCTGTTGTTTCCGTAACAGTTGTTTCGGGATCTGTTACGACTTCTTGTTTTAAATCAATTTTAGTTTCTTCCGTAACATTCGTAACAACTTTATTAATTTGGGGGACATTTTCTGTCCGTTTCTCATCAACTTTTGCTAATTCTTCTATATTTTCACTGTTTGATTTATTTCTTGCTCGCATGCGCTCTCCCATTGCCCATCTCTCCGGTCTGGAGTTTTTGAACTTTGGATTGTGCATCGCTCTTCTTTTCATTCCCATACTATTTCTCGCTTATTTTTAAAGAAGGCTCTTTTTTCTGCGCGGCTTTGGCTTTAGGTGCAGCAGGTGCTTTCTTTTTAGGTGCAGCAGGTGCTTTCTTTGCTTTTGCGGCTTTTTCAAGCGCTTCTTCAATTAATTTCTGCTTTTCGGCTTCTGCTTTTTGTTCTTCTACAATTTTTAACCTGAGTGCCTCTTGACGTTGTTTTTCTAACATTTTTCTTTTGATGCCCATTTTAAAATCTCCCTTGTTTGTTTTAGTAATTAGTTCATAAAATATAAAAACCCCCAATCCGAAGAAAGGGGGTTATAGTTTTATTTAAGAAATTTATCTTATTCGAAAATAACTCTTGAACACTTGACATAATGTACATACAGATTGACTGCTGTTGTGGTTTGAGCCATAATTCCAACAACAGGAATCAAATTCTTGTCATCTGCCAAAGCAGGGCCGTATACCGAGCCAGCAACAACAGCAGTTCCATGCGCGGCTGAACCTGTGTCAGCGGCAGCTACTCCTGTGAGAGAATATTGAACACCGTTAACCCAAGCAGATGGTTGTCGAGATGAATTAAATGTAATACCCAAACGATAAGTTGTGTCAACAGCAACCGTAATAGGAAGCTGGTAAGTATAATCAGATCCACCGGATGAAACAACAAAATGCAATTTAGTGTTGTCGGTCAAAGTTCCGGTAGCAAAATCATCATCATGCGCAAACACAAAATATGCTTGATCTGTATCAGTTTCTGCTACGTTAGTGCTAGTCAATTTCAATCCTGCCCAGAAAGTCCCAACCGCCAAATTGGCAGAATCGGTTGTAATCGCACATTCCCATTGAACTTGGTTTTCAGAGCCAAACTGGCCGGTGGCGGTGAACGCACCCAAAGCAAGGTCATGAGGTTCAATAATAACTTGATGGCCATCGGTATTTGTACATTCAAGCTTAATGCCACCATGTGTTCCGGGGTGGATGACTTTGGCACTAGTTACACTTGCTCCAGTAGCTCTAAAGTTTTTATTAGCTTTTGCTCTTGCCAATAAAATCGTGGTGTTTGCCCCATTGGTTGCATCAGAATTTCCTAGTGCTTGGTGAGCATCTGCGCTAATTCCGGGTTTTTGAATAAAGTATTCTTCCAAATAAACTCTATCCGGATTTCTAATAATAAATGGACTTCCATTTACTCCGTTTAACGTTGAATGATCGATCAAATTATCCAACACAGCTTCAAGGCGCTTGTTACCTAATCTTCTATTTCCCATAATATGTTTCTCCTTGTAAATTATATTATTGCAATAACTTGATTTTAATCAATGATCACACCCCAGCCACTTCGGGATGCTCTCTTTCTAGGGCAGTGGCCTCGCCCAAGGAGAATAAAACCTAGTCACATATAAATAGTTCCTAAAAACAAGAAACCCCCAATCCGAAGAAAGGGGGTTCTTATTTATTAGACTTAAACTAAGTTTAGTTAGAGCCTTCCTCACCAAGCATACCACGAATGATAACCAGACCGTACATATCAGGACGGACCATCTTCTTCGCGTAACGGGTCATGACACCCTTACGAGGAACGAAGTCTTCCGTTCCGAAGATAGTTGGAGTGGTTTGCAGAGGCACATAAGGTGCATATACATATCCGCTTTCAAGGAAAGAGTTTCCTTTACGGCCAACGAGAATAGCATTTCGTGGGAAATATGGGTCAACCATAACATCAAATTTCTTAGAAATAGATCCTACATTGACAGCACCGACAGTTCCTTTTGCATCTTCATGAGAAACATTTGCGCGGAATCCAGAGGTAAACTCAAGGATATTCGCAACTTCTGGTCCACAAACAAGGAAGTTTGCACCACCACGAAGTGTCTTTCTGTGGATTTGAGCAGAAACGTCATTAACGGTTTCGATCAAAGTCTCATACCATTCGCTAACAGTTCCGGTGAAATCTGGGGCAGCAGAGCTAGCACCAAGTTCAACACCAGTGGTTTTGTTAACAAACAATCCGGGAGAACGCGACCAGTAATAAGTTGCAGCGGTTCCACCTTTGACAAGATCATCAAGAATCTCTCTATCGATTTCAAGAGCAATTTGCTCGGAAAGGATAGAAGTAAGTTCAACCTCAGCGTCCAAGTTGTGATAAGCATTAAGATCTTGACCCAATTCTGGAGTCCACTTAGCTTTCAGTTTCTTGGTTTTTGCGGTGACACTTACAGAGTCGACTTGAATTTCGATCTCTGGGATGTCTGGGTTCTCTTCAAGACCCCAACCAAAGCTACTAGAACCAACTACAGAACCGATTCCAGAGCCAGCAACAAATTCATCTTTGATTGCAAAATAAAGAAAAATATCGTCGGCGGTGTCACCAAGATTTGCAGTGTTAGTTGCAAGATCATCAGAGCCAGTGAAAATAAGATTTACAACAGTTTTTGAAGATCCAGAGAAGTGAGTCAAACGACGAACTTGCTGCATATCAACAGCAACATCAGTACAGTTTGCTTGACCGATAAAGCCTTTTCCAACACCGGTATCAAGAGTACCAGATGCAACGACAAGGTTTGCCAAACCGCCGGGGCTAGCAATATCTGCACCAGAAGCTACCAATTGAGCATCTGCTGTGTCGAGCGTATAAACTGCAATATAAGTACCACTAGCAAGATCTGGATCCCAACGAACCAATTTATCAATGTCTCCGCCATCACCAACTTGACCACGCGTCAACGCAAGGGCCTTAACATTTCCGGCTTTAAGATCAATTGATCCTGTGGGTGAACCGTAACCATATTGGAAACCGTATGGCTGCTTGTCTTCATTAATAGACACACCACCGGTCAATTGAGAACCAATAACCCCTTGACCGTAAATTGAATCATCATCAACATAATCAAGAACTTGGTCGTTTCCTGCACCAGCAGCATCTCGCTCAGATCCAAAACGGAAATCCAAGAAGAAAATCAGTCCAGAGGGCAAGCTCATGGGCTGAACGCTAACAAGGTCGTTAGCAATAAGTGAGCCAAAAACTCGGCGCACAATGGGGAATGCAACAGCGGCGAAACCTTCGACATCACCTGCACTCATTGTTGAAGCTTCTCGGAGAAGCTCTTTAGCTTGATTTTCGAGCAATCGAGCCATATTTTGTTTTTTGCTATCGCTATTAATGCCTTCCAAAAGGCCGGTTCGCTCCCACTTATTAAGAAGAGCGGCACCTTCCTTAGCAAGGTCACGCTTAACGATGCCTTCAGTAAGTTTTTCTAAAACAGACATTTTTGTAACCTCCTTTAAATGTTTATTTTATGCCGGCAAGCTTTTGAAGTCTATCCATCGCATTTTCGTTGATGGTATCTTTCTTTCTCTTGCCTCTAGGTAAGATAGACGATCTACCACTATTTCTAGTCAGCGCTTCGTTCAGCGATTGTGGAGCAGGACTAGCTGATCCCGTTGAACTTCTTTGAAGTGTTTCATAGATAGTTTTAGCTTCATCTACAGATTGTGCATTTGATAGTGCTTCGACAATTTTGTGTTTTTGTCGCTCATTCAAGGAGGCACTTAATAGTACACGATTAGAATAGAGCAGTTTTGCATTAGTAACAACTGATTCTTCCAGTTTGTCTTTTAACAGCAAAACCGTTCTTTTTAAATTTTGATTATTTTCTTTTAAATTTTTAGTATTTTCAGAATTTTTGCGTTTTGATTCTTGTAATTGTTTGATTGTCTTTTTAAGTTCATCATTTTCTTCTTGAGCTTCATCAGACATTGCTTTTGCTAATGCCATATCAATCGCCAATTCTAAATGATCTTCTGATGGACCACCCCACGAAGCGGAACCATTGTCGCCATGGGGCTGAACTTTTGCATCAACGTGCAATTTGGTTTCTTCCGCTACCATCTGTAATTGTTCATCATCAATTTCAACTTCATCATCCATTCCCAGACCTTCTACTTCATCATCAACTAGATTACCCAATTGGGAAAGGTCAATTTCAACTTGATCATCATCCAAGTCTGATTCGAAATCTTCAAATCTATCGTCCAAAATATCCCCAAAATCGTTCTTTTCTGCATCGGACAGGAACTGGGCTATCTCATCGGGTGAAATGTCTATTTTGACGGTATTTCCTTCGTCTGGAGTGTCAAAAGTAAATTCACCATCTCTGGATTCGATATGGTCGCCTTCCAAATATGATGGTGTAATAAGGTTGTCTTCTTCAAATTTGCTTTCTTCTTCTGCTGGTGCTTCACCTTCTGCTGGTGGGGCGCCTTCTGCGCCTGCTTCTGGTGCGGCGGCTGGGTCTGCGCCCAGATCACCACCTAAGTCACCACCCAGATCTGCGCCCAGATCTGCACCTGCCTCTTCTTGCTCTAACAGAGAAGAAACGGCGGTTTTAACTTCATTTGAATACTTTTCCAGTATAATTTGCTCTGCATTTTGCAATGCAGCTTCTTTAAGTGCTTTGGCATCGACGATTGCCTGTTTTAGCAATGCTGACATATTTAGTAACTCCTAGGAATAGTTTATAGATATCTGTATTAAATAGTAATGTCAAGAGGAAAAGGTAAAACTAATCACTAGGGTGGTGGCTCGAACTTACCTACAATCACCCAATGTGCGTTGGCGATTCCTGTACCCATTAAAATCAAACCAGTTTCGGCGCCATTAATGGCGTAATCAGCAGTTGAAAAATTAATATATTCGCTTCCATTACTTTGAAGTGTGATTGCTTGGTTGTCTGCATTTCCAGCGGAATCGATTACAACTATAACGCGGCCGGCAGTGGCAGCCTGTAACTGTATTTTAACGGTACCGCCTTGAGTATTGCAGAAAAATACACAATCTGTATCATCCATAGCATTAGTGTTGCCAGTTATTTCTCTCGCCCGGAGCTTTAAGCCGCCGGCAAAAGTAATAAGATTTTGAATATCAAGTCTTGAATTGCCTCCGACTTGCAAATCAATTTGGTTAGAGCTAAAATCAATTTTGGTATCAACATCATCCTCATTGATGATATCACCCAACTTTCTTTCTCCAGATGAAACTTTATAAGCCATATGCAAATCTCCGTTTTTATTATAAATAGATCACAAACAATAAAAAAGATGGTCACCCGAAAGTGACCATCAAAAATATTAAACTAAGACTTAAATAGTATATTATACTATAGAGAATTCAGCGCTGTTTCCAGCAGTTCTTGCAATCAATGTAATAGCAGCCCCACCAGTTAACCCAGTGTAATTACCAGAAACATTATCGATTTTTTGGCTACTATGACCCCTTGCAATAGTGAGAGTATTTCCACCTAAATTCATAGGCGCTTTAATATGAAATACATCACCAGCACTTGGAGAAGCAGGTAAAGTCAAAGTTCTACCAGTCGTCAAAGTAGTATTATTAGAAAGATTTGCACCAGCAACTAAAGGGTCTAAGTCTGCATCACCATAAGAAGTGACAGTGACACCAGCAGCAGGAGAACCAAAAGACAAGTTTCCAGATCCATCAGAACGAAGATACTGAGTACCAGAAGAGTCAGAAGCCGGTAAAACCCAAATTTGATCACCAGTCAAAGCTGGAGCTTCAAAACCAACATAGTTTGTTCCTTCGTAGAAACGAAGTTCTGTGTTGGATTTAATCAAAGATAAGTTACCAGCGCTGGAAATCTCAACTGAAGAAGCAGCGGCTTCAGAAGCACCGGTTTTGAAAACTAATTTTGTAGCATTGTTATCATTAGCGAAGTCACCCTCAGAAAGAGCCTCAATTGCAGCAGCAACAAGAATAGCGTCTGTTCCAGCACCTTCATCAGGAGCTTGGAATTCAATCTTACCAAGAGAATCATCAGCAGCAATATCATTGTCACCAGCTTGAAATTTGAACGAAGGCGCTCTGTTATCAGCGGTTCCCAAAGCTTTAAGTCTAAGTTCACCATCTGGACTCAATGCCAAAAGACCACCATCAGTACCAGCGGCAGCAGATCTACCAGTTGAAAACTGAAGTTCGGCAGCATTGTTGCTAGAAGAGAAATCTCCAATAGAAACACACTCGATCATACCTGCTGCAAGAATCGCATCAGTTCCAGTTCCTTCTGCGGCGGCGGTAAACGTGATCTTTCCAATCGAATTACCTGCTGCAATATCAGTGTCACTGGTTTGAATGTCCAATGTAGCTGCTAAATTACTGTCAGAGGTGGTTTTAAGAATTAAACCTTTATCCGGGTTGTGAAGCAATTTAACATCAGCGTCAACACCAAAAACAAGTTCTGCATCATCAGTTTTGAAGAAAATATCATCTTCAACAGAGATGTCTCCGCCGACACCTAAACCACCACCAACTACTAATGTACCATTGTTGGAATCACTAGAAGCAGTAGTGGCAGATAAAGTAAGAACACCAGATGAAGATAATGTCATTTTTTCAGTAGCAGCTTCAGAAGCACCAGTTTTAAATGAAAGTTTGGTTGCATTGGCAGATGATGAGAAGTCTCCTTCAGAGATAGCAGCAATAGATGCAGCAACCAAAACAGCATCTGTTCCCTGTCCTTCATCAACCGCTTGGAACTGGAGCGCTCCAAGAATATCATTTGCTTGCATATCAGTTTCACCAGTTTGCAAAGTTAGCAATACTGGTTTATCATCGGCAGTAGCGGTATGCTTGATGATCAAGCCTTTATCCGCATCATGTTTTAATTGGACGTCATTATCCGCACCAAATGGTACGATAGCGCCATCCGCAAAGTTTCCTATATAAGCCATATTATAATCCCTCCTATATTATTTAAATTATATTTATAAGCCCCCAAAGACGCACTTTGCGCCTAGGAACTTAACTAGTTTAAAATAATAGCAAAAGAAGAAATTTTTAAACTATAAAATAGTCATCTGTACCATCGCAGACAACAGTTATTGCTGCAAACTGAGTTAGAGTTGCTGTGCCATTTGCCGCACTATCTAAATTATCTGAAGAATGTGCCAAATTGACTGTAGCATTGTTTGCATGAATATTTTTTAATATAAACGTTTGGCCGGCGGCAATTGTATTCGCCCTTGGAAGGGTTATTGTGGCAGAGCCATCATTATTATTGGATATAATTGTATAATCCGAAGCGGCAACTGTGACATCTGAAGTTTCTACTCTTATCGGAAATGCAACTCCGCCAGCAACTGTTAAAGTGGCACCGGGTGTGGCAGTGTTAATTCCAACATTCCCACCATCTAAAACTGTAAAGACTTCTGTTGCTCCATCAAAAAGATTTAAAATGTCACCAGTTCCATCCTGTTGAACTTTTAAAGTAGTCTGCGTGTTGCTTGTATTGTCATCCTTAAAAGTAACCAGAGGATTTGACCCAGCTTCACCTATATTTCTACTAACATACAGACCATACCCACTGCTTACATCTTGCGTCAAAATGGCGCCAAATTTACCCGTCGAGTGTATCGCAATGTTGGCGGCATCAATTTTAAGACCCGCTGCATTAGAAGTCCCATTGGACGTTATTTTTAACGCGTTTTCTTCGGTATTCGCATGGGCATCTGTAATCGAAAGCACAGCGAAAGAGCCGGCTTCATCGATATTCCTATAAAAAATACCAGCATATCCGCCAGCAATGTCTTGATCAAAATAAGAAGAATATTTACCTCTTACCATAAGCGCTTGGCTATTTGCTTCAGAGTCAATAAGAACTCCCTTTTTCGCACCGGTTTCACTTATATCAACAAAAATGCCGCCTTTATCGGTAGAATCTGCAACTTCTAATTCAATCATATAGTCAGCGCTTGGCGTAATTGTGCCAATACCAATTTGTTTTGTGCTTTGATCTAAAAAGAAGTGACCTCCGTTAATATTTAAATCATTTGGTATAGAGGCAGTCGCTGCATTGAATGTGACAGTATCAGCAGCGGCATCGCCCATTGTTATTGTAGAAGCTAGCACTACAAAATCATCGACTTTTGCATGCAAAGTTCCTGTTACCGTTAAATTGCCTTTGATATCAACATCGCCAGCAAAAGAAGCAGACACGGCGTTGAATATTTTAGTCACAGGATTATATGTAAAATCTGAAGATCCAGAACCGACACCAATTTTATTGTCGTCCGGACCACCATTTAAAGCTGTTTGAAATTGAATTGCGCCGTCATTTCCTGTACACGGCCCTCTGGCTTGGGCTTGTCCGAATATGGGATGTATAAACGCCCATCCGTAATCACTAGTGTTTGGCATGTGTTATTTTTCTCCACTTACATTTATAAACATAAATAGTTCATTTATTTTGTTTTTCTTTTGCTTTTGCCTTCGCAATCTCACGTTTTCTCTTAATTGCCTTCAATCTACGCTTCTGTGAAGGTTTGAGATAATATTTTCTCTTTTTAACTTCTTCAATCAATCCAGATTTTTTTACTTTTTTAATGAACCTTCTTATAAGTCTATCTGGTGACTCATTTCTGCGAGGTCTAACTAAAATATTTGTGCCACTTTTTGACATTTTAATCTCCTTAAAGTCTTTTAACTAGTTGCAAATGGGGTTGCTGGGGATCCAGTTTGGTATATTAAGCCACTAGTTATTGCCCATTGATCCCCGGCGATAGCTGTTAATGTAATATGCGAATTGGCCCCACCAGTGGTTGTCCCATTGAAAGACACCGCACTATAATTGTTTCCAGCAGCAGCAGTATAGATGTTGAGTGCATTACTAGAATCCGTGTCGATACCAATAACAGCGCCATATATTTTTTCATTTGTAGTGTCAGTGCATTCTATTTTTTGCCCATGCGTAGTTGAATCTACTAAAGTTAAAAAAGTGTAAGTACATCCTAAATTAGCGTTTATTCCGGAATCTGGCAATATAACCCTAGCATTTGCGGTGTTAAAAACAACTAACGCTCCACTATCTGATGGCTGAAGTGTGACAGGACCCTTTCCATCGGTGATCACTATCGATGCACCAGAGTAAGTATTAGCGGTGAGTGAAATATCATAAGTTGAACCTACAATAACATCTGATGTTAATGTCGCGACATTCGACGCTGCGGTGCCATCATAGTTTGATAATGTATCGAAAAGTGTTTCAACAACTGTTGCAATTTTGGTGGTTGAATTGGAGCTAGAGTGATTAAAATCAACATCAGCTATTCTTGTGCTAGGGTCAAACGTACTGTCTGTACCGCCTGATGTCACGAACCTGATATTATAAGTTATACCGTTGACAACAAACATAATAACATTATTTGCTCCCGGCATTGATCCAAAGGTTATTTCCATCGATGCAGGGGTTGACTCTAGGGATGTAATTATAAATTTGGGCTTTTTATAAGTAAGGCAAGAATGCACGTTAGTGGTATTCGCTAATATGTGAGAGCCACAAACCCTAGCTATCTCTACGTTATTATCGTTTGTGACTGATAAATGGGTCCCCCTGACTGTTTTAATTTCAGATAAATTAGGTTTTTCTAGGTTTAAGATTATATTTTCTCTATCTCTTAAGTCTTTAAACTTAACTTTATTATTGTCAGTTTTTATACATGTTGAGCGTTCATAATCACTTATTATTTTTTTAGCCATTTAAACCTCTAAATTGAATTGACACCGAGATAGATGTCGAGGGTGCCGACCGCACGGGTATGGCTAAAAGTTTCCGCCCGGACAGCTATTCTCTCAATCCCATGGATAGGTATTGTTACTCTGAATACAGCATTTTTTGCAACAGATATATTGTTGAATTCTGGGTAAATTAGAGAATTATTATTGTTAGTTCTCTCAACATGAGTGAGTTTGTGCCACTTGCCTCCAAGAGAGGAATTATATCCCCAAATCGCGATATCGCTAACAGTTATGGCGTTAACACCAGAATCATTCAATCCATTGTTATGAATTAAAACATGTAGCATTTTTTGGGAATGAAGGTTCTTAAAGCCATCTGTCGCGGCTGAAGGTACGGCATTTGCTGCTGTCAGTTCATACGCTTTATCCGTTCCACCGGGGTTTGCAATATTCACTACGTTTCTTGTTCTTGCCCCTGCTGTATATTTATGTGCTGCCATTTTAATAAATCTCCGTTTTTATAATTACTACTTTAAATTAATTTTGACCAATCTCTATTGGCTACTTCCATAATGCCTGATATGTCGATGCCGGCATCACTAGGGTCAACACCAGATAGGGCGGTGGCCTGTGATTCTGGAGAATTCCCAGCAGATCTCAAAGGCTCTGTCCCTTCAAATAAATCGACCCCACCATATGCTTCTTTATTAATTGCTTCTAAAAGATTTCGCTTGGTTTGTTTGATTTTATTATTTGGCCTGTTTTCTCTCATTCTGCTTCTAAACGTTTCGTTAACAGATTTCTTTTGAGAATTTTTACGGGGTGTGGTTTCATTTAAATTAGAACCCAAGCCCTTTGCAACCTCAGAAATAATACCAGAAAGAATGCCTTCACTTAATAATATCTCATGAATGCATTCTTTAATCATTGGCTTTAATACTTTTTTTAAATCTTTCTTATCCATTTAATCCTCTAGAATATCATTTAATAGTCGATTAATCTTATATGACTTATCAAAGATGTTGTCAAATTTTGTAGTTTTTGCTTCTTGTAGTGCCATAAATGCATTAGGTGTCGATGGTTCTGAAACAAAATCAAAACAAATAAGCTGTAGGTCTTCTTGTACTACTGTTCTTCCTTGGGATTCTTGCACGGAACCCAAAGCTCTAGAAGAAATGCCTAGCTTAACTCCATCATTAACTAATTGTTGTAAAATTTTACCAGAAGGAGTGTTCAAGACTTTGACTTTTCCATTGACTGTATTGCCGTCCCACCAAACTTCTGTAATCAAATGAGAGGCATTTTTTAAATTAATAATGCTGTCATCCGGGTGGTCAAGCTCGCCCAAAGCGCGGCGTTCATCAACGAGATGTTGATAATTTTTTATTTCTCGCTCTAGAATCTTTCTGGGGTATGTTCTGCCATTACCATTCAACACTTCGGCTTCTTGAAGTTTGCCGGTAAGGATCATACCACCATTTGCAACATACTTCTTTTCCGCTTCAGTGAGCATATCTTGGCACACTCCACCTTCGCATAATTCATAATATTCTCTTAATAATACTTTACTCATAGTCAACATCCATTCTTGCAACGACGAACCGGTTGTAACATCCATCTAGTCATTATTGTTTCCCCCTTTTACCTTTGTCTCTAGACAAAGACTCGATAATATATTTAACAAATTCAGGATCATTTTTATTCTCATCTTGTACTCTTTTGCGGAGTTCTTCTTGGATAATTTCCCTTAGTCTTTTTTTTGAAATTTCAATCTTCATAATCATTCCCTTGTTACTTTAACAGCTTTTTTAAGGCCATCGTCATCGAATAAAACATCTAAAATATATGCTACACCCGATGAAACACAGCCACAGATCAATAGATTAGCAACCGTATAATCAAAAGTAAATAGTTCTGTCATGCCGTTAATGCAAAACAAAAACACACCAGCCCAAAATCCCATGCACATCGTGCAATGAAAAACTTGGCCCCAACCATAATAATCCATTTTATCTGGTCTTATGTGGTCGAAGATCTTTCCATATACGAGAATTTGCGTCATTCCATAGGCGGCTAATAAAAACCACAATAAACTCATTTTAACTCCTATTCATGCATTCCATAGAATCGATTGTGCATATAAACTTGATTATATATGCCGGGTCGAATGCTTCCCTTTTCTCTAGCGTGAGGAACATCACCTAGATCCGTTGCCTCTTCATCTGTTGGTTCAGTAAGCCATTTCTCTTCTTCGTCTTCCATATGATCTAGATATTCATATTTTGGCTTTTCTTCTTCAATAAATTTAGCAATAGCAAAAATTGCAACTTGCACCGGGTCGACAGCTTCAGAAGCTGGGGTTTCTAATTTTGCTTGTATTGAAGCATAAACATTACCGGCTTGGATGCTATCTCTTGAGACAACACCTTTTTTAGATAAATAATCAAAAAACCTAGCTTGAGTATCATAAGTCAAATCAGAAATAGAATCTTTTACAAAAGCAACAATTTTTTTAATTTTTGGCATGACAACAATGTCAATCTCCTTATGGTCATATATAACATAATCGCCACCAAGAGTTTTACGCAAGTCTAGCTTGAAATTGAACTTGTTCAATTCCTTTTGATAATTTCTAACTGCCTTGTCGCCAACTAATACCTTAACAGACATTATGCCAATTCCCTTCCTAGTTTCTGTATCTGCAAAACTTTTAGTAAAACTTTGTCTTTTTCTTTTGTTTCCCGCAGTGACTCTAAAAGTTGTACAACATCTCTCATTCTGTTATTAATATTTTCGTTGAAAGAATTATTTACATGAGTGCTTATCAAACCCTTAAGTCGCTCTATTTCTTCATTCAAAGATACTTTAAGTGCCACACCATTATCCGAAAAAGCAAAAATGTATTTATACAATAAATCCTTCTGCTCTTCCAAAAGCTTGTTGTCATATTCGCTATTGAATTTCTTAACAAATGTGTTATACACGATATTATCAATAGGCTCTGTTCTATTAAGTGAACTGTTTTCTTGTGACATTTCTTGCAACAAGACATTTTCTAACATAATCTTTTTCTTTGGTGTAGTTTTAAAATTAAAAATCTGCGATATGGAAGCTAGTGTTTTGTAATTTGGCAAAAAATTATTAAACACATCTTTACCTAGGTCTTTGTTGACTCTTTTTATAAGTTTAGTTTGATCGTTGAATACATGATGTGGGCTTAATCCAAAATAAACTCTTTGGGCTTCCAACAAAATCCTTTCAGCAGTCTTTGAGGTGACTCCCTTTGTTTCATAAATTGATCGGTAGGCTTCCAGTTCATATTTTAAAATTGACTTAGAATTGAAAAATTCTTTTATAATTGCAATAATTTTATTTTTTCTATTCTTATCTTCATTTAAAACACTTTTTGTCATTTCCAATATTAAACTTTCATAAATAAAAGCTGTATTTCTTTTTTTATTGTGTCTCATCTTTTTTTAACTCCAAGCTTTCAATAAGTACTTTAATATCATGATTTACTTTAAATAGTTTTGTCTCTTCATTATGGTAGATATCATCAGTGTTCTTATTTTCATAAACCCCATTACTAACAGGGGCAATATCTCTAATTCCGGGGAAAATACCGCTCAGGCCACTTAAAGACTTTGAGACGGCTTTTCTACTGCGCGCTCTTGCCGAGGATTTTGCTTCAGCATCTTCTCGGCTAGCTAATTTTCTATGGCCATTCTTTTTACCATGCCTATATGCTTGCTTTGTTTTGCCCGTCTTTTCTGGTCTATTGGCCGGGGCGGTTAATAAAGCCGTGTCAGCGGCTGGTTCCTCTGCGCCGCCTTCTGCTGCTGGTGCTTCGCCTTCGCCTTCTGGGGCAGCAGCGGCTTCATCTCCACCTAAGTCTCCCCCCAAGTCTCCG